GAGGCTTTGCTAACTTTGTAGGAGCTAACTCTACTATTGGTATATCTAGTAGACCAGTACCTATAGTAATGGTAGACGAGGTAGACCTATGCATACAGAATGCTAGTAGGAAAGGTAATCCGGTTAAGTTAGCATTAGCTAGAACAACTACCTTCTTTGATAGGAAGGAGATACTACTTAGCTCGCCTTCGAATGATCCTGATGAGGCAGGGATTATTACCTTCTGGGGAGATGGCACTAGAGGTAGGTTAGAGAAGGAATGTCCTAATGTTAACTGCCGACACTACCAAGTGTTAGACTTTGATAGAATGGATCTAGAGACAGCTACTCTAGCATGTGAGTCATGCGGTAATCACTACCCACAACATAAATGGCAAGATAGTTTCTTTCGATGGCAGCATGAGTTTCCTGAACATGCAACTACTATTAGCTTCTGGATGAGTGGCTTGGATAGTCCTTGGTTAGATTGGAAGGTAGATATAGTAGATGATTATAAGCATTGTCAGGCAGTGTTAGATAAGACGGGTGATGATAGTTTAATGAAGGTGTTTGTTAACACTAAGTTAGCAAAAGAGTATCGAAAGAAAGGGAAGGCTATCGAGGTAGATCTGTACCATGAACGGAGGGAAGTTTATGACTGTCATTCGAAGGGTGCTGAATTACCTGATGGAGTGCTGCTAGTTACGGTGGGGGTAGACGTTCATGATACGTTTGTAACTTATGATGCTACTGGATGGGGAAGAGGTAGGGAATCATGGGGGATCGAAGCAGGAGAGTTCCAGGGAGATCCTAGAATCCCTGATAGTCCGGTATGGAGGCAGTTAGATGAATTCGTTTACCGTAGGCTGTGGCGCTATGCAGATGGTAGCTATCTGAGAACGAGATTAATGTTTGTAGATAGTGGACACGTTATGGATGATGTCTATAGATATTGTAAGGGTAGGCATCCGAGAGTGTTTGCTATCAAGGGGGTAGGTGGGCAGGGATTACCTATTATAATAGGAGGAACTAGGCAGAGAAGACAGAAGGTAGTAGAGGGAGTTTGGTTAATTAGGTTAGGAGTGGATACATTGAAAGATGAATTTCATTCTCGCTTATCAATCACTAGTCCGGGACCAGGATATTGTCATTGGCCTAAACTTGCTAACGGTATGCCTTGCTGTGGTTATACTCCTGAATACTTCGAGGAGATAGTTAGTGAACAGCGGGAGTTAACTTATAACCGTAGCGGGTTCGAGCAGTATCAGTGGACTAAAAACAGAACAGATCCTAACGAAGCGTTAGACTGTCGCAACTATGCCAGAGCAGCTTTGGAGTATCTCAAGATAAAGCTAGAGCAGATTGAAAGAGATATAACTGAACTGAATGAAACGGACATAGATAAGGTAGAGGTAGGGATGGATAGGAGCATCTATGTAATGAAGGGTAAACCTATTAGACAGAAACCTAAACACTATGGAACAGGAAGGAGATCTATCGATCTACCGTACATTGATACGTCTGGAGGAGAAGAAGGGTTTAGAGGTTCCGGCAGAACAACTGCAACTAGAACTGGATCTAGAAGCAAATACGGAGCCGGTATGCAATCAAGTTTCTAATCTATGAAATCGCCTTTTGATACTTCACTAAAGAAGACCGACATAGTTGTATCAGTTAGTGATAGGACAGTTATACTAGATGCAGTTGGTTATGCATTACTAATTAAGTACGGATACAAGAGAGGCAGTACGAACCGTTGGCGATATAATTTATCTGTTGGTCATCTTCATAGAGTTGAACGTCTGCCGTATGGATATGATAAGTTCAAGACAACTCTGTTTTACATAGAACTAACTAACTATCCGAGAGGACACGTCTATTTCATAAATGGTAATAAGTTAGATCTACGGTTGTGTAACTTATATATCCCGGGAATAGGCGAGGACAAAGTAATTACATCTATAGACGATGTTGTATACACGGGATATGTAGCATTATCCCCTGCTAAAGATGGATATCTAGCGAAAACTGTTAGTGATAAATCACAACGTTATGATCTGTGATTTGACTAACCTGGAGTGTAAATGGTATGTTAGTATCTGACCACATTAACGTTTATCGAAGGAGGGATGCCAATGTAATTGTAAACCTACATAACAATAGGCAAGTGAAGTGTTTTCATTCGATAGATACAATTCGGAGTTGGTAGTTCAGATCAGAGTCAGCATATGTTAGTATCACCCCATACGTTGTTAGTTTGTCTGGCTAATAGCGTATGGGGTATTTCATAACGTTATGAGTTCAGCTATCAAAACTAGTAGACCGTTCTGGGAAGTTAGTATGGGAGGAGGCGTTACGTTTCCTCCTGCTGTCTGTAGAGCTATGATAGAGGAAGTGATGCAGGCTATGCAGAGAGCACTTTCGAGTGGGGTAGTCGAGTATAGAGTAGGTAGTAGAAGCCTCCGTAGATTCACTCTGAAAGAGTTAATGGAGCTGTTAGCCTTCTGGCAGATGCAGCTACAAGTTAGTCAGGGATTATCAGCTAGGCGAGCAGTACCAACAGATTACTAAGTTATGCCTAGGACCTTTACATATGGTAAGATGGTGGAGAGGGCGAATGGTAGTAATGGTAATGGTCATGTCAGGCAGGCACAGAATAGGGTGTATGGTCCTAGTTCGCATCTACCGATGCGGTTGTTTAGTAATAGGTATGGCTACGGTACCTATGGAGCTAGTCAGAGCAAAGTAGCGTTAGAAGCTTGGAAGGCAGCTAGTGCAAGTGCGGATGAAGATATTATATATAACTTACCTCTGCTTAGGGTTAGGAGCAGAGATTTGTTTATGGGGTCACCTATTGCGGGTGCTGCTGTACTTACATTACAAGACAATGTAATTGGCGAAGGACTAACACCAATACCAAAGATTAACGGTAAGGTGTTAGGTTTAAGTAACTCAGAGGCAGCAGAGAGAAACGAGGAGATTAAGGAAGAGTTTAGTTTGTTTGCCGACACTGTAGAATGTGACTGGAATAGGCGTAACACGTTTTATGAACTAACTAGGTTAGCATTTGTTAACATGGTAATCAGTGGAGACGTGTTAGGTCTGCTTCCGTTGAAAGAGCGTCGAGGTGCTGTATACAATACTAAGATTCGTTTGCTAGAAGCTGATAGGGTAGCTAGTCCTGATGTAACTCTACAGTACGATCAGGACTATGTAGAAGGTGGTTTAGTTCGAACATTTGGGGGAGTTGAACTAACTGATGATGGTGAAGTAGAAGCCTACTGGATTAGTCCATATCATCCTGGGTCCAAAGCTATTGAGACCTTAGAACCAGATGACTTTACTCGTATACCTGCTTTTGGGGAAGAGACAGGTAAACCATTAGCTATGTTAGTTGCAGAGATGGAACGTCCCGAGCAGAGGAGGGGCGTTCCATTTATGTCGAAGTGTCTAACTGAGTTAAAGCAGATACAGAGGTATGTAGAGAGTACTACTATCCAAAATGTAATTAAGAGTTACTTTACTGCCTTCATTGAGTCAGCACTACCATCATCGGATATGTTTGATCGTTTGATAGATGATGACGATCTAGACGATCTAGTAACTAGGAACGAATACAATGTTAAGTTAGGACCAGCTATTATCAACTGGATGCGTCCAGGAGATAAGATTAACTTTCCTATAGGTGCTGGACCAGATAAAGAGTTTGAACCGTATGTAGTAGCTATATGTAAGTTTATAGGTAGTTGCTTAGGGATACCCTACGAGATTCTGTTGAAGCAGTTCAATGCTTCCTACTCTGCTAGTAGGGCAGCACTACTAGAATTCTGGAGGAGAGTTAGAGTACTACGAAGGCTAATAATTAACCAATGGTGTCGTCCAATTTATTGTGCGTGGATGATGGAAGCTATATCTGAGGGAGTATGGGACGCACCAGGATTCTTTGAAGATCCTAGAGTATTTCAAGCGTGGACGAAATGTATATGGAGGGGAGATAGTCCAGGTAGTATAGATCCGTTGAAGGAGATTATAGCTAGCGAGAAGAGAGTGAAGTTAGGTGTTAGTACTCTGGAGATGGAGAGTCTAGAAATCAATGGTAGTGACTGGCGAGCTAACACTATACAGCAAGGTATCGAATGCCATTTCTCAACTGAGAATGGACTAACTTATATTAGGAACCTAGACGTTCGAGGGATACCAATTCAATCACTGGGGATCAATGAAGACCTTTTATTACAAGAAGATGAGTAACTACCATAACTGTAAATGAGAACCAAAAAACTAGTCAAAGTTGAACTAACCTACTGGACCTATCTCCCATTACCTGGGAATGGTTCAGGATCACCCGATAACAGTCTACCCGTAGTTCCAGATGGGGATGATGATATAGATCCTGGATATGGAGTAGAAGAGGGAGGATTACCCGGGCAGGGATTACCTAGTAGACCTAGTAAGGAAGAGATTCTTGAAAAGTTAGCTGAGTATGAGGACGAGATTAGGGAGAAGGTTCAAGAGGTTAAAGATGCGATTGCAGATAGGATTCCTGGGATTAAGGAACAGTTGGACGCTATTGTAGCTGAGATCAAAGCTAAGATACAGGAGCTAAAAGATTATCTAGCTACCCTAGCTCCTGGTCAGGGATTACCTGTCTATCCTGGTCAACCATTGCCCGGCAGACCAGGGAGACCAGGACAACTACCTGGAGGTATAGATCTAGAAGCTATCAAAGCTAAGGTAGATGCTATTAAGCAAGCGGTAGGAGAGAGGATAGCTGGAGCAAAAGAACTGCTAGAAGCTCTTAAGGATGCTATAGCTAACTTCCCGGTTTTTGGTAATTGCCAGGAACGCATGGAAGCTATCCGAGCTGCTGTTGATGCTAAGATAGAATCTCTCAAAGCAGATCTAGCTAATAAGGGTGCGGATGTAGTAGCTAAGATCGAAGCTGCTAAGGAAGCGTTAGCTGATAGAATTAACACTATCAAAGAAGGGGTAGATCCTGGGTATGGGGTAGATGTTGGAGGTAGTCCAGAGCAAGGGTTACCGGGAGAACCAGAGCGAGCACCTAAACGGGTCCGACGATTCCGTAGGTAGGTTAATAACGTTATGATTTAATTGCTGTGCTCCTAGGTTAACTGGGAGCATAGCAAGGAAAGGAAAGAGAATGATTAGAAGTTATCTCAAAGCATTAGTTAGGACAGGAGGTAAAGGAGCCTATGGAGTAGGAATGGAGATGTTTAAGTTAGATGCGGAGGAGGATCTAACTCTAACCGAGGAAGAGCTAGAGGCAGTAGAGGAGGAGCCGGAAGAGGTAGAGCCTGCTACAACTGCAATCATTCGAATCTATGAAAGCATCGGGTTAGATTTCTGGACTGGTGATGGTATAACAGCTAAGGGTTTCGCTAAGGAATTAGATGGGTTAGGTGATTTGCGTAGGTTGAACATACATATCAACTGCCTAGGTGGAGACTGTCACACTGCGCAAGCAATCCATTCGATAATTGCAGACTATGAATGCCAGACAAAAACTAGCTATATTGATGGTGTTGCTGCTAGTGCTGCTACTGTTATTGCTTGTGCTGCCGACAAAGTGATAGCCAGGCGAAATACTAACTATATGATTCATCGTCCTTGGGCTGTGTGTGTGGGTAACACTCACGCTATGAAGAAGGCAGCAGAGGACCTAGACAAACTAACTATTCCAATTGTTAGTGTCTACCATGAACAAGTAAAAGGCAAAATTGGCGACGAGAAGATTTTGCAATTGATGGATCACGAAACGTGGATGACGGCAGACGAGGCTTTAGAGTATGGGTTTGTAGATGTAGTTAGAGGGAAGATGAGTGAACCAGTTGCCAGGGTAAGTAAATCTACTGTGCAATTTGGTAGTCAAGCAATGAACGTAGCTAAGTATCACTTTTCAAATATTCCTATTGATAACTGGCCTTTTCAATCGAAAGCAGAACCACAAAAGAAAGGTAATGGTAACATGCCACTATTAGATAAAAAGAAACAACTAGAAGGCGAGGCTCCTCCTGCAATAACAATCGAGGAGCTGAGAACTAACTACCCTGATCTGTTAGATCAGATCGGTAGGGAGTTTATGCAGAAGGAACGTCAACGGTTAAACTCGTTGGATGCTATGATGGCTCCTGGGTTAGAAGTGCTGATAGCTTCTGCTAAGGCTGATGGCAGGAGTCCAGGAGACATTGCAGTAGAAGCTAACAACATTATGAGAGTGCAGCTAACTGCTGCTCAGAATGTAAATGCTTTGCATAGAGATGGTCAGATAACTGTACCTGCTGGTCATGCTCCACCTAACCGGCAACCTCAAGTTTCTCCTCAACAAAAAGCATCTAGCTCCTTAGCTAATGCTTTTGCGAGGAGAAATAAAAGACCAGTCAACAATCAACTAGAAAGGTAATTCGACTATGTGTGCGATGGTTAAACGAGGAACTATCTACCCGGTAATTACTATTATCGGTAAGGATCTGGAAGCTGCTGCTACTTTTAATGCTAGCTTCGACAATGCTGCCCAAAATCGATCTTTGTTCCCAGCAGGTAGGTTTATGCAGTACAGTCCTACTACCAAGAATATGACTCCTATTACTACATTCACTGCTGGTTGGGCTGCTAACGTGGCAGGAGTATTAGCTCATGATGTAGATAATACAGATGGAGATGCGGTAGGAATGTTCTATAGGAATGGAACCTTTCTGCGGCAGGAGGTAGAAGCAGCTAATCAAATCAGTGGAGGTATAGTTGCAGGTAGTGCGGATGATATAACTTTGCAAGGGAAAGGAATCTTCCTTGAGTATAGTTATGAGAGGTATGAGGACATCGAGACGCCTCCTCCTAACCCTCCTGCTATTCCGTGAATAGTAACGTTGTGAAATATTAACCGGAGACAAGTTAACATGGTCAGAAAAAGAAAACTAACAAAGAAAGAGACTTGGCAATCGTTTCTGCAACAGCAACAACAGATGCCAATTAGGATAGCTAAGAACCAACCAGAACCGGCAGGCTCCGGTGAAGGGGGTGGTCCTCCTCCTCTTAGCCCAGAGTTGAGAGATATACAAATTCCTATCGACATAGGAATGTATAATACTATCAGCGTTATCGAAGCGTTGAAGGTTAGGTATCCGTTACCTAGTTTTATTAAGGATATGTTCTTTAGTGCTAGGGATTACTCACCTGCTGATGTAGTGCAGGTAGATGTTAAACGAGGTAATAGGAAGTTAGCTCCGTTTGTAACTCCTATGGAAGGACAGGTAGTCGGCAGACGTAGACCATTCCTGAGAACCTTTGTAGAAGCTCCTACACTGGCACCAGCAAGAGTTATCACACTGCGGGAAGTTAGTCGCCCATTCTGGGGAGAAACTAACTACGATTACTACACTCCTGAAGAGAGAGTTGCTAACATGTTTGCTGAAGATACAGAGGACATGGACGATGAGATAACTCGCTCTGAAGAGTGGATGTGTTGTCGGACTATGTTCTATGGAAATTTCGACATTAACTATCGAACACGTTCCTCTGTTAGAGTTGACTATGGATTTACTAACCTAACTGCGGTTGGTGATCGTTGGGATAATCCAGGAGCTATGGGTGATGCTAATGTACCGAATCCATTCGATGACTTACATGCGGCACAGCAAGGGTTAAACGAGAATGGCTACCATGGTAATGTAGCTATCTATGGTTGGAAAGCATGGAATGCATTGTGGAAGAATCCATATGTCAGAGATGTAATGAAAAACATCTCTATGCTAACTCCTGTTAGCAGCTACCGATTACCGGAGGCATTACCTGCTGGAGTGGCACAAGGTCCAAGCTTTACCTATCCAGTGATGGATAACTACATCTATACTGGAACAGTTTGGAATAGCGCGACAGGTAGGAATGAATATCTAGTTCCTCCTGATAGAGTGCTGATAGGTAGTTCCGATGTTAAGAATCGGTTAGTATATGCTATTGTTATCCAGATCGAACAGGCAGATAACAAGTGGCATAGTTATATGGCCGACAGAGTACCAAAGGTAGAAGCTAATGTTAACAAAAACTTCTATATGTACACGACCACAGCTAGGCCAGTTCCACTACCTATCGACTTACTTAGTTGGACTGTACTAACTGGAGTGTGTGCTCCATAATTTACAAACTAATATGGCAGACTGTAAACTACGAACTAACATGATATTGCAAGGAGTCTTCTTCCGCTTTGGAACAGTGATGGATGAGAAGAAGATTCCTCTGCATTTACGCAAACGGCAATACATAGTGCGACAGGGAGAGATAGATGTAGACGAGGAGAGGTTGAAAGCACAGGAGTCCGCGGCAGTTAGGATGCAGGATGATAATCCCGAAAAAACTAACGATGAGATAGATCAGGAAATTATCATGGAAGATGAAGAAAAACCTTCGAAAGAGGAGGTAGTTAGACATAGGATAGCTAACAGACCACAACGGAGGTAGTTAGGTGTCTGATAGATCACCAGTTGTATTAGGTAGTAAAATACCTCATGGGTTAGGTAGCTTGGAAGGTGCGGAACCTCCCTACGATGAAGGTAGGATTCATGGTAGGGTAGGTCCACAAATTGCCGGTCAACCTGGAGCGTGGCAGGTAGTTCCTGGTGAAGCTCCTATAGATGGTAAGATCTATGCTAGACAGGATGAGGAGTGGGTAGAAGGAGGTGGAGGAGTTCCAGAAGTTACTAACATAAGACATCCCTATGGTAGAATGAGGGAGAATGTAGGTATTCCTGCTACATGGGAGAGGGTAGTTGAAGAGGCTCAAGAAGATAATAGAACTTATGGTAGGGAGAATGGTGTATGGGTTCCTATCACAATGATAGGTGATTCACCTAATGATGGTATTACCTATGGTAGGAGAAGTGGACAATGGGTGTTAGTAGCTCCTGAAGTTCCTGCTGCTAATCCAAATTTCGGTTCGACCTATGGCAGAGACGCTAGTGGTTGGCAACAAGTTCCTACAGATCTACCTGATGCTGTTCCTAACTTAGCTGTATTTGGTAGGCAAAGATCAGGTACTGTTAGATTCTGGCAACCAGTAACAGAAGAAGCTCCGTTAGATTCTACTCTCCGAGGTAGACAGAATGGTCAGTGGGTTCCTATAGCTACTCCTACTCCTGGTATTCCTGAAGCTCCTATAGCTCCTACCTTTGGTTGGAGCTATGGTAGACAACAAGGTAATTGGCAACCAGTTCCTACAGATATACCTGATACTAGTCCGCAGACTCTGCTACTAACTAGAACTCAACTTGGCTCGTCCAAAGCTTGGGTTCCTGCACCTATACAACAGGATGCTGCACAGGATAATAACGTCTATGCTAGGCACATGGGAGACTGGATAGAAGTTCCTGAAGAAGCTCCTAACGATACTCAGAATTATACTAGGAGATTTCACCAGTGGATTCCTACTCCTATCCAAACGGATGCGCCTAATGATGGACAGTTATATGCTAGGAATGGTACTGGAAGAAGTTGGCAGGTTACTGTTAGTCGAGCACCTAACACAGGAGGACCATTTCTTAGGAGTTCAACTGACTGGGTAGATTTTGCTACACCTTGGCAAACGATAACATTAACTGACCCTGGAGAGTGGGTTGGTGGTACTACTCAGTTACAAGGCAGAACTGTAGGAGACAAGTTATTAGAGTTAATAGGAACTCTGTATCATATAACTTTAATTACTCCTGGAGCAGATGGAACGGATCTATTAGTTTGTGATCTACCTCCGGCACTAACTCCTAACGTTGCTATACAGATATATCCAGTGTATGCACAAAATACTCAGGGAAATCCGGACATAATACCTATTCCTTTTATTCTCATTGGAGCTACTCCTCCTGGTAGTGGTAGTATAAGAATTCAAGTTCCGAGCGCAAGAGTAGGAGGGATGCCAGTTAACATTTTCCAAGGTATACACATTATGGCAGCACTTAAATAGAAAGATAATTTAACATGAGTTCAGCACAACTAAGTAGAAAACAGAATCCGTTTATACCTGAACATGATGAGAAGCCGGACCTATCCGCCTATGTTCAGGATGCGCCTAGTGATGATGGGATCTATGCTAGGAAGAATGGAGTGTGGGTTAGGTTAGATACTGAAGACGTAGGACGAGGAGACTGGCAGTACGCTTTTAATGCTAGCCTAGATTGGCAGTCATTCGACATTCAGTATAGAACATTAGCCTTTGGCGATCTACTACAAGTGTACATCCCTCGGGCAGTCTCACTATCACCGTTAGAGCCAGGTAGAGATAAGTATTTTGGTAACCTACCAGAAGGCTTTAGACCAGCATTAGAGCAGGATAAGATAGTTCCTGCTATGTCAGAGAACGGTGAGTTAGACTATGTAGTAGTTAGCTTTGGTAGTAACGGTAACATCAGCTTCTTAAGTAGAGCTAACCTCAAGATCTTAACTGTTAGCGAGACTATCATGCTAACGTAGATTAAATCATAACGTTGTTAAGTTATGGCTGATAGATCGCCAATGATATTAGGTAGTAGCATTCCAGAGGGTGGAATGGTAGGAGGAATCGAGGAAGCTCCTATAGATGGTAGCGTCTATGGTAGACGAGATGGGATGTGGTTTCTGTTAGATGTTCAGGACGCACCTAGTGATGGGGAGTTATACGGTAGGATGGATGGAACATGGAGGTTAATTCCCCCACCAGCAGCAGATTCACTACCTGTAGGAGGAACTACTGGACAAGTACTAACTAAGACTAGCGATACTGTAGATGGTGCTGCTGACTGGCAGGATCTTCCTCCGCCCCCTCCTAACGAATTACCTAATGCAGGAACTGTCGGACAAGTGTTATCGAAAGCTAGTGATTTAGATGGAGAGGTAGAATGGAGAGACGAAACTCCTCCTGATGTAGATAGAGCTTATGTAGATGCACAGCATGCTTTGTTAGTATTGAAGTCTGGCGATACTTTAACTGGTGATCTAACTGGTGAGCGTTTTATTACCTTAGCTGGTGATCCTGTTGGGGATGATGAGTTAACTCGAAGAAGTTATGTAGATGGCAAAGTTAGTAAAGCTGGAGATGTATTAACTGGAGCACTTAGGACAACGAGTGGAGATCCTGCTACTGATGATGAGTTAGTTAGTAAAGCTTATGTAGATAGGCTAGTAACTGCTACTCCACATATTATAGGAGCTATCGACGCCTCGACAGGTAACTGTAGGTTTGGACAGGGTGTTGCTGGTCCTGTTCCTCCCGCTGATACAGTTAGCCCGGGTAACTACCTAATTTGTGATGTAGCTGGAACTATACCTGATGGATCAGCAGCAGGTATACATATGGACAAAGGAGATTGGTTACTTACTGATGGTACTGACTGGTATGATTTGAATGTAGGTAATCCGGGAGTAGCTACAACTGCGGATCAGGTAGGAGTTATTCCAGCCTTGTTAGGTTCTAACAATGTACAGGCAGCATTAGCTAGATGTATCGATAGACAAGGTGATACTTTTCAAGGTGCTAGTATAGTTGTTCGAATCAATTCACCTAACGATAATTCGCGAGCTACTTTAGCTTTTGGTACTCCCGCAGGAGATCACTTTCACTTCTATCGAAACAATGGAGGTACTATCTTAGGTGTTGATAGTTTTCCTATTGATGGAGGAGCGGCAGTTAATGTGTTAGGTATTGCTCGCGCAACTGGTGTAGTTAGTTTCAACCAAGTACCTACTGCGGCATCATTTACTTCAACTGTAGACGATGGAGGTTTTAACACATTTAGTGGAGGTAGGTTCTATAAGAGGTTAGGTGGAGGATTAACTGTTCGATTGCATGTTAATAATACCCAACTTCAGATAGAAAATAATGATGGCAGTAATCGACGTGATGTTATCGATCAAACTAATGGTGATGCGCGCTATATACAAGAAGCTCCTAACAATGCAACGTTCCATGTTAGAAGAGGTAATGATCGTAGTTGGCAACCTATTCCTGCTGCTGGCGCATGGCAAACACCAGTAGTAGCGGGTGGTGTTACTAACAGATCTGTTAGATGGAGACAAGAGTCCGATGGAGTTGTTAGGTGGACTGGAGACATGGCAGTAACTAATAGAATTCCACCGCAGGGTGATCCTTATTATCAAATAATAAATAGTGGTCCTCCTAACATAGGTGCAAATCGCAAATGGTTTCCAGGAATAGCAGTAGCTAATGGATCAGGTAATAGAGAGCTAGTTTGGATTCAGTTTATCAACGCTACCGTTACTGTTAGCTCCCAAAATTCTGGTGGAATTGGACCAGGAAATTGGTGGGTTTATTTTGATGGTATAACTTATGTGTTAGGAGCATAGAATGGCTGAATGGTTAGACATGTTGAAAGGTGAGAATGGTCAGAAGATAGTGATGGCTCTAGTGGTGTTAGCTGGAGGTAGTAATCTATGGCAGGGACATAGCAATGAGAAGGAGACGAGAGAGGACTTGGAGAAAGCTGTAAAGGAAATACATGATATAAATGCTGGTTACATGAAGGCATTAGATAAACAGCAAGGCATGGTAGATGCACTGAAACGAATAGAAGATCAAACAAAGAAAGGAACACAATAGATGCCAGATAAATTACCAATCGTGTTAGGTAGTGAGGTACCCGAGGGATATGGTGCTGCTGGAATAGAAGAAGCACCAGAGGATGGGGAGACTTATGGTAGGATGAATAGAGGATGGAATAGGTTACAGATAGATCAACCTCCTCCTATGGATGGCAAGTTCTATGTAATTCAGAATCAACGATACGTGGAGGTAGATCTAAGTCCAGATCCTAGAATAGATGATTTGATAGCTAGAGTTACTGCATTAGAAGGTGTTCCCTTGAGGGTAGCTAAGAGAGTTAAGAATCAAGAAGTCGAGTCTGAGAGTAACTCATAACGTTGTGATTTCTTATGCCTGACAAATTACCAATGGTGAGGTTTGATAAGGTCCCACGAATGGCGGAGGACGTATTTACCGAACCTCCTGACGATGGTGAGACATATGGTAGGAGTTACAAACAATGGATACAGTTAGATTTAACTAATCCGCCATTCGATGCCATCTATGGTAGGAGAGGAGATCAATGGGTAGAGTTAGCTGTAGGTACTGACTTTGGCGACATGCTGAAATCTACCTATGATACTAACGATGATGGAGTAGTTAACGAAGCAGACTTTGCAGCTTTGGCTAACCATGCGAATTTAGCCACTAGAGCTATTGATGCTGATACTGCTGGTTATGCAGACAATGCTGGTAATGCATTGGAAGCCGATCACGCTAGTCGAGCAGATAACGCATTGTTTGCGGATGAAGCAGTAATAGCCAGTAAAGCAATCGGTTTGCCTGTAGATGTAGATGATATAGTTAACAAGGAGTATGTAGATCTGTTAGTAGCAGCAACACAAGGGTTGACTTACTTAGTTGGTCTGATGGATGCAAGTGCTAACATAGTTAAGTATCTACCTAGGACTGGATTACCTGACGGACCATTGATAGATCCTGATGCGAGCAATGCAGGGTGGTATGTAATAGTCGAGACTGCGGGAGAAGTATTAGATCCAGATCTAGGACCAGTAGTAACAGGAGATTGGATAGCTTCTACTGGAGTAGAATGGGTAGTTTTACATTTTGGTAGTGGTGGTTCAAGTGCGGCTAGTGTGGTAGTTAGTCCTCCTAGGTTTAGTGCTAACAATGTACAAGCTTCACTAACTAATGCGGAGATAGAAGTAAATCGACGAGTTACCTTAGATACTGCGCAAGATATACCTGGTAGGAAAATCTTTAGTGGTGGTGGTGTAGGTGTACTTGCTCCATTAACTATACAGAAGCCTTGTTTTAGTGGTTTAGCTAACCAACAAAGTATAGAGATAGTTCATTCTGAACCTGATGGAACAGTTACCGACATTGCTGGAGCTGTAGCTATTGCATTAGTAAATAAGAATAATGCAGCTAATGGAGGAACTAAAGCTGCTTTGATTCGATTAATACCAACTACACAAACTGCTCTAACTGCTACTCCAATGAGGATAGCTTTTTCTCAAGAGAATGTTGGCCTTCATATAGATATAATCGCAGCTAGCTTTTGGGTACCGACTTGGGATGAGGGACTTAAGTTAGTTGATGGAACTTCATTTTGCGGGTTTTATTTACGTGACACAGGCAGATGTCCGACTATTAGAAAATCCTCTACCTATAATAGGCAACCACAGATAGAAGAAGGTAATGGAACTAACCCTAGAGATATCCTCGATTGGACGAATGGAGTAACTGTAGGAAACACTGCTAGTCATCCTGGTATTCCTAATGATGGTTATCAAAATATCCGCGGCATAAAGAGATTTCTTAATCTGGTTCAGTTTGCTGCCATGGAAGTGGTAGATGACGCATCTAACATAACTACATTAAGAGGAATTCTTTTATCAGAAAACTCTAGGATCTGGGTAGATAGAGTAACTCGGACTCTTATTTTACAGGAAGCAGGTAATGTTCAACCACAGATTTCAAATAGTGATGGAGCTAACCGGCGAGACATAATTGATACAGTTAATGGTGATATTAGGTATGTAAGGACGATAGCTCTCCAGGAGTTTGTACAACAGAATAATGAGGCCATCAAGGTAATTGAAGACAGGTTAGATCTGATAGAACAGCGTCTAACTGTGTTAGAAGCCGGTATAACACCTCCTCCATCTAAACACTATGGCTTTACGAGATGAGTTTGGAGAAGACTGGGAAAAGGTATTTGCTAACTCTGGGAACCAGGAGTTTGAGTGCGATAAGACGTTCGAGATAATAGAGAATGATGTAACTAAGAGATTTGAGGCAACGGTAGTTTGGGATACCGAGACACTCAAGAATAGAATGGTAGTTCAACAGCAGGGAGTTTACTTAGGTAGTGTTCTACTATTTATAGGTAAGAAATACTTCAGGTATGATCCAGTAGCCGAGGATATACTAACTGAGATAATTCCTGCTAGAGGAATGCCAGGAGGAGTTTTCAGAAAAGGTTGGCGAGTCCTAGATGTAGTTGATGCAGAAGAGATCTATGAGATTTCGCTAGATAGGGTAGGAGCTTAAGTTAGATCATAACGTTATGATTAAGTTTAGCATAGATGACAGTCAGTTTAGATCGGTAATGGAGAAGGTAGTACAACTAGGTGGTAACATGAATAAGCATCTAGCTACTTCTCTTAACAAGAGTTTCGAAGCAGGTAGACCAATAGCGGAGGGTGCTATTACCGAGCGATACAATGTTACTAAACCTAACCTAGAGATTGACAAAGCTTCTGCTGGTAATTTGACGGGAGGAATACGGGCGAGTGGTGGAATGAAGAAGGTGGAGGAGTTTAGCCCACAGGAAGGGGATGGAGGGGTAGTTAGTGTAATGATAATTCGAGGGCAGAGAAAGCCTATTCTGCCAACTAGTCGAGGAGCAGGTAGAGGAGCCTTTATAGTTAGAGGGGGGAGAGTTATGCAAAGGAAGCAGGATGAACAGTATCCTATCTATCCCGTAATGACTATAGGTTATCCGCAGATGTTAGGGAGTAGAGCAGTTAGTAATCCGGTTAGAGATAAGATGGGAGACATAGGAACTGCTGAACTACGGCAACAGATAATTAGAGCGCTATGACAGCTCCAGAGTTAGAGGATGCGCTAGTAGAGTTCATCGCAATGAACACTGGCGAGTTAAAGTATAGGAGTAATATAACTACTAACAAGGAAACTGCTCCTAGGGTTTATGCTGCTTTCATTCCTAGGAATCAGGTAGGCGAGATAATTCCAGGAGAGATTTCGAGTTATCCGGCAGTGATAGTTAGAGCCAGGCAGGGAGTAGAAGGGAAGGAATCAGAGAGGGTGACCGTAGAACTTCTAATAGGGACCTTCGATGATACAAAGGATCAACAAGGTAGTAGAGATTGCTTGAATTTGTTAGTTAGAATCAAGTCGAGGATTCGAGAGCAGAAGGTAATTAGGCAGATGTTCCCTCTGCGATATCCGCTTAACTGGCAGATTAACAAACGAGCTAGTGCTGGTCCTAGTGGAGACTATTCGAGCTATCCCTACTTCTTTGGTGAGATGCAGATAGATTTCGAATTACCAGTTATAGGTAGTCAGTATGAAATAGATACGATGACTCCAGAAGGAAGGTTAGGAAGGTTCGATATACAAAGTGAGCGAGAATAAGAACTATATTTATATAGGTCCTACCGTAGCTAGGATGGGACTAGTTAAGAGTACGTTAGTGTTAGGTGTAAATCCTCCTCCTCAACTACTATCACTAATGGAATTGAAGCCAGTGATTCGATCTTTGTTTGTGCCTACTGAAAGAGTAGCAGAGGCTCGAAAGAGTATGGTAATAGAGGGCAGCATAGAATGGATAGCAGCACAGGAGGTAGTAAAGGAGAATCAGCGTATAAGTAACGAAGAACGAGGTAAGTAAAAAAGAAAGGTAAACATAACATGGCAGTTACTAGTTACAAACATGGTGTTACATGGAGGGATGTTCCTACTTCCATAATTGCTCCCGTAAGAGCAGATGTAGGAATCCCTTTTATAGTTGGTGCGGCTCCTGTACAGTATTCACTAACAGGAAAGTACCAAGTAAACAAACCAAGAGTGTATTTATCATTCGAAGCTTTTCGAGGAGAGATGGGCTATTCGGATGATTGGTTTAGATATCCGGTTTGCATGGCAGCTTATACCTACTTTGCATTGTTCAATGTAGGTCCGATAGTAGTTAATAACGTATTAGATCCTAGCAGAACAGCACACCTAGGAACTCCAGTAGTTAAAGCAGCTCATACATTTGAGAGAGGAGCTATCAACTATATATCTGATGTGATGGTGCCTGCTACTCTCAAGGTAGAAGGAGAAGATGCAGATGGAGATCCTATAGAGTTTGAGAGAGATGTTGATTGGGTAGGAGCTTGGAAAGAAGACGAGAATAGAATCTACAAGTATTCTATTAGTGCTATTCCCGGCGGCGCTATTAGTACAACACAGGATGTAGATGTATTGTTAAGTTATTCCGTGATAGCTCCTAGCAGGGTAGTCAAGGCTGATATTATCGGAGGAATGGATATAGCTACAGGTAGGAATAGTGGGTTGGAATGTATAGAGGACGTGTTCCCACTACATGGAATTGTTCCAGGTTATATCTGTACTCCATTCTATTCTCAAGATCCAGAGGTTGCCGCAGTAGTAGAAGCTAAGAGCGAGGATATTAATGGTTGCTTTAGGTGTATCAATGGCTGTGATATTGATTCGGATGCAGTTAGACAACCTATTGATGTAAAGGCTTGGAAGGATAGGAACAACTACACAGGCGAACGAATGGCTGCTTGTTGGCCTAGGGTAGGACTACAGGAAAGGGATATCTGGTTATCAGTTGAGTTAGGAGCTAGGATGCTTCGAACGGACTTCGATAATGATAACATTCCTGTAGAGACTCCTTCTAACAAACCTCTGCGGATGAACAGAACGTTAGTAGGTAAGTGGGATGGTAGTAGTGCTCCTGAAGAGATAGTATTTGCTAAACCTTATGGGGATATGCTGAATGGTCAGGGTATCATGACAGCTATCAATTGGATAGGAGGTTGGAAACATTGGGGTAGTAATATGGCTTGCTACCCATTTATAACAGATCCTAAAGACCGATGGATGCCTGCTAGGAGAATGACGGACTTTGTTGGTAATAGCCTGGTCCTTACAATTTTCCAAAAAGTAGATAAGCCAACTAACCGGAGACTAATAGATACAGTTATTGATAGTGTTAATATCTGGTTAAATAGTTTAGTAGGTACAGGTAATGCGTTAGGTGCTAGGGTAGAATTTAGGCATGATGAGAATCCTGATACAGAGTTAATTGATGGTCACTTTGTTCTACATGTTTATCAGTTCTTCCCGTTACCTGCTGAGTGGATCGAATTCAGGTTAGAACTAGATATCAGCTATCTGTCTGTGCTGT